CAAAAACCGGTACACATCATAAAGTTTGCATAAAACACATCACCTTTGATCACTCTGGTTGTGTAAACACAACCAAAAAGCAGACCCTTCACGATCAAGAGCTCTTCTTCTGTGTAGGGGCACTGTCGACAGAGCCTCATCATCAAGTCAATGACAGCAAGGGCCTCTCTGGTGCTCTCTTTAACATCAAAGAAGGAGTTGTCAGCAGCCGACCAGTAAGGTAACTTGTTGAGATGGTCGTACAGAATGGACCACTGGTCCGAAGTGACGTTCATCCCAATGGCTGTTTCAAAGAAAAGGGGATGTCGACGAACCAGAGCCATCAGGGGCCCGAGGTACTGTTTTAAAAGGATGTTGAATCCAAAAGACAATACCACAAACGGCCTGATTTTGCAGGACTCCAGTTTTGAAGCATTAACAGGTTCATCTTTGAGGACGTAGTTGCCGATGGCAGAATAGGCATGGCCTGTTCGAACAACGGCAAGTATATCCTCAATCTGCTGGTGAAGATCAGGGTGAAGTTCTACATCTTTGGCATCATGGTCGATGCGGACAAAATTGCGTTTTGGCCGGTTCCAAGGAGGGCCAACGCTGGTGTTGAGATCGATACCGCCAATATCAGTACCCTCAACACCAAGAATGGCTTGATACAACGTCATAGGACGCACGCAATCAAGACCAACCAGATTCTCGACACCTATCATGTAGTCATCGACAGCACGAACCCAGAGGGCATTAGAGCCCCCAGTGTTCGCAGCAGCGTTGAGATTGACAACATAAGGATCGATCCACTCATCCTCCTCCATACGTCCTCTGTCACTAGGAGGGAAGAAGTAGGGAGAAGCTCCACAAACGTTTAGTTCCTCTTCGGCCCATTTTTCGCATCCGGGCATAGGAACCACTAGGGTTTTGAACCTCCCCGCGGAGTAACCACGGATGGTCCCGACACACACCAACGGTGAAGCGTGGGACCCAGACAAGTGGGCACTCACCGAAGACTTTCTGGGATAATTCACGTAATCCGCGCCAGGATCTGGCACGCATATATGTGAAGATTGATAAGTAACGCCTTCGGGCGGGCTTACGGGCTGGGACTCCAGAAGTTTCTGGAGCACAGGTTCTAAAGTGTTCTGACAAATGTCCTCGGAGTACCCGAGGTGAAGAGAAGAATCAAAAGTGGTGTGGAAACCCACGATGGAAAAGGTATTTCCACAATGGACCACCAGCACAGAACCGCAGTCCCCATTGCGCGTGTCACCATTGTAACTCCACATGTAGTTCACACGCTTGTCAGCACCAAGTTGTAGCGTGGTGCTTGCCCTGGCGAGTTCCAGAGAAGGGCGATCAGGCACATGGAGGACAGCTTTGTCAGTCACAAAGTTCCCAGTGGCTTGAGAGGCACTAGGAATTTTATGCCACAGGCGCCTGTCTGCGGTAGGGACTTCTGGGAGATAGATAAGAGCTAAGTCAAAGTCAGGGATCTGTTTAACAATCCCCTCTTCAATGAGGACTTCAACTTCGGCCCCCAAATACAGAATGCGCATCTTGGATCCATATTGAGGGATACTGGTCAAGCCAGTACTTCTAGGTGAAAGAAAGTGCCACGGAACCAAGAATACTTGTTTCTTCAAGTGAATCCCCTGAACGAAACAACCCAAATAAGACATACGAGCAGTGCTGCTGCGAATGATAGACTCCAACTCTTGAGGAGTATAAGTTGTAGGGGGTAACTTCACGTGAGGTCGAGCATAGGTATGGTCGACTCTCTTCCACGATTCGTTAGCCTTAAACAACATTTCAGCTGGGACAGCCTCAGTAGAGGCAACCATACCTTGAGTGATGATGGTTGAAGGAGTCTGTTGGCGACGATACATCTCAAAGAGAAGACGCAACGCAACGGCACCACCCACAGCGGCCGCCGCAATCTTCACACGGTTGTGCATAAGGCGGCGCTTAACCTCAACAGCATGCATCAGGGCTCTACCGCGCAATCGCGGGAAGAATGTCAGAAACGCGTTGGCGTTAATGACTGCTTCCTGAACGTGATCCAGTAAGGCGAAGATTCTCCACGCCAAGCCTAAAGCTAGGGCGCAAAGCACGCCGGCACTGAATAAGGCTAGTTGCGACTGACACACCACACCATTGGTGTGGCTAGCAGGCATCAAAGTGCACTTAGGGCAGCTTAGTGCTGCCACATAGGAAACATCTCGATTCCTTGCAGCCACCACATGTGCGTGCGTGGTCTCCGCCACCCAATTGAGGAAATCAGGCAAACAAGTAAAACTATGTAGAGCTTTAAAAGGGGCCTTATCAAAAGGGGCAGCGGCGTCGAAATCAGCGTGCGAAAAACTTACGATATCCACATCGATCTTACTCCAGAGGTCTTCAACCTCTGGAGGGATCAGTGTGGAATCGAGTAAACCATCGCGGGTATACTCCACACGAGGAGTCACACGAACGCGATACCGGAATCTTCGCCAAAAAGCTTCTGGCTTGGTTGTGTAGCCAATGAGTCTGCCCATGTCATAGTTGGTACAGTAGGAACACAACAAAAAGCTAGCATACTGACGTCCTTTAGAAGGAATATCAGGTGCATCAATGTTGACTGGCTTGCTGTTCACCCACTTCATCAGGTGATCGACGTGGGATTTTCCGGGTTGTGGATTTGAAGCAAGGTCCATGTCGTCGCAGAGGACATGCCACTGCTCGGAGTTATAGACCTGAAAGTTGTCATCCACAGCAGGAATGAACAAAGCAGACTCACTCTCAGACTGAGACAAGCGTCTCCCAACGGCCCTGTGCACAAGCTTGATAAGAGAGGTCTTACCAATACTAGTGGCGCCGGGGTAGAAGAAACCAAGAGGCTCAATTCTGAAAGAGCCGTTAACACGACGCCTTTC